ATCTGGATCACCATCAACATACTTTTCCGCATCACGGCTAGTAAGTTGTCTGTTATAATGCTCCAGAAACTTCCTGAATTTCTCACTACGCATTCTACGTAGTTCTATGTTTAAGAACTCTAAAATACTTTCGATTTCTTGTAATTGTCCAAAACGTTGTTCAACTACTCCAGGCATATCGCGGCTATGTTTTTCAACACTGCCACGAAGTCCTGTTTGAATCCTAGCTTCAGTAAGCTCTTTTTCATAGTAGTCAATCGCATAAACTATTTGATTGATATCTTTTCGTATCTTTGATAACCAGTTCACTGTCTAATTACCACTCAGATTCTTCTTCATATTCTTCTAATTCATCATCAACATCATATTCCTTAAGGGCACGATCTAGAATGCTACAAACTCCATGAAGTTCGTTTGCATGTTCTTCTAGATCGCACAAAGCACTATCTTGTACCGCACTTAAAAAATGCTGGGCCGCTGTGCTTCTATCCTTAACTGGAACATATGCTTTGATGCTGTCCCACAATTCTGCAAGACTTACTGCGTCATTACTTGATAGTTTCATTATTATTCCTCAATAGTGGATAAATTTTCATCAAGGCTATTTAGTTCTTCTTCGGAATCTTCGTCCACGGGTTGTTCAGTTAACTGATCAACAGCAATGTCATCCCATTCGCTCATAATAAGGTCTAATGCGCCATCTTTATTAGCATTCCAAGGTTTACGGAACATTTTAATTACTTCACCAGTTACGTGGCTAGTGTATTCCAAACTGTTACCGCTCTTCTTTAGAATATCTTTGGCTTCAAAGAACTCTACAAGTCCACTGTATGGGCTCATACCAGTTTCATATGGAATCTCCACTTGTACACTTTCAAACGGTTTAGCATAACGTGTTTTCATTACCTTACACGCCGCTCTAATACCATGTACTTGTGAAGTCTTGTTGCCGTCTGCGTCTACTTTTAGTTTAAGTTTACGCATAGCAACCACAATACTACTTGCGTAGATAAAGCCTTGCCCACCACTAATCTTATCATCTGGATCAAACATATCCTGCGATGCGTATGTGTGGTTGGTTGCCATTAGTCCTACGTTGTATTCGCCCAACATATTAACAGTATTACGAACCAGTGATGTTAGTGCTTTGGGTTTACGTCCTAAGTCACCTTTCATATCACCTGCTTCAAACTGTTTAACATCAGTTGGTGTCAACATCATACCCAATGAGTCAATCACAAACAATACTTTAGGACGGTCGTCCTTTTCTTTGTCTGCCCATTCTTTTTTGTAGTCTGTCATGAAATCACTCATAACTTTGGCTACATCGTCAATCATTGCTAAGTTAAGTTTTAACAATTTTTCAGGACTGGTGTCTACATCTAGTGCATGCAACCAAGTCTCGTCTAGTGCGTTTTCAGTATCAATCAGTACAACAAAAATATCTTGAAGTTGTGCTTGTTTAACAATATTACCAGCCGCAATGTATGACTTACCTGCGCCTGATTCACCAGCCAATACTGATACTTTACCTAGTGGAATACCCTTTTCAAAGTCTCCACTGATTAGTTTGTTTAAGGTATAGTTACCTGTTGAAATCCATGTATCTGGATCATTAAACCCAACACTTAGTCCGGGCACCGCTTTAGTAATACTCTTGCGGAATTTACTTACATCAAATGGTCTAGCCATAAAGTTTCTCCTGTAGTTAATAAAAAATGTGGGGGATTCTATCCCCCACAGTGCCGGTTAATTATTCGCCTTTGCGGGCACGGATAGCGGCAAGGATATCTTGCGCACTAGCTTTACCTGCATCAGCTTCCGGTGCCGCCGCTGGGGCAGGTGCCGGAGTTGACTCTGCAACTGGCGTTGGCTGTGGTGCCGCTGCCGGTGCTGGCTGTGCTACAGGAGTTGTAGCTTTTGATGTCAGTCCATCTAGGTTAACACCTGCTGGACGATAAAAATTACCAAAACGTGCTGGATCATAAAGTTGACCATCAACACTTGCCTCAAACATTTCGAAGATAGCATTTACTCCGTCACTGTCTGG